ATGGACGAACTGGTCAGAGTCAAAAGCCGGGATTATACCCTGCCCGGAAACATCAAGGTGTATGAATTTGTGTTCTCGTTCAGCTATCGCGATGAATCTGCGCTATTGGATAGCCGGCATCGTCCGTGAACAGGGAAAGCTGTTTGAAGGTTAAACGGGGCGCACGGACTTTGGGGACCGGGTGGATATCCGGATCGACCTTGCTGCGTTCACGGATAATGGCCATGATGCGCTCCTCCGACAAAAAGAACTCTTTGGAGAGTATCTTCAGGGCACGGTCAAAGCGGACGCTCTGCGCCTCCGTCCAATAATAGTAACGGCGGCACAGGGCTTCATTTCGTTCTCTGATCAACTGTTTGTCTCGTCCTTTGGCCATAAATCAATGTATTTAATACAAAAGTACAGCTTTATACCGTATTTTACGGCGGCATTGGCTTTTAAGTTTGTTTGGAACAGACGGTTTTTAAGTTTGTTTAAACCAATCACCCCAAAAAACAATCGGCGGGACAGCTTTTTGTTCCGCCGATTGCTAATTATTATCCGGTTATTTCGTCGATTCCAACTGTTGCAATCGTTTCAAGTGGTAAACCACCGCCTCGAAAAACTCAAGGCTTCTCTCACTTTGCCGTTTTTTGGCTCTGCTTCTCAATCGTGGGATTTGTTCCTTGATAATTTCCGCCGTTCCTTCGGCATCTTTGGCGCATTGTGCCACACTGGGAACCAGTCCTAAATCTTTCATGTTCATAATTCAATCCTCTATTATATCGTTGCTTTGCAATAAACGTTTCATGCTCCTGTCCCTTTCCGCTTTGCTGGGGTAATAATCGCCGTATCTTTTCCAGCTATGCGGATTGGCTTCACTTTTGAATTTTATGCATGGAGAAGGATAATCCATCCGGCGAAGTATGGTATAACCTGCCTTGCATAATTTGGCTTGATCTGTCGCATTCATATTCAACAGATATTAAAGCCTTCCGACTGTTCACAGAAATCTGCCAGCATTTCTATCTTATGTAAGAACTCTTCAGCCGGTGGTTCCGCTTTTTCCCCTAACATGGATTTGATCTTGATTTGTCCCTGTTCCGACAGTTGGTCCCATTCTTCCTTCAACTCCCTTTTTACAGAGACATACCCCCTAAAGAGCCTCGCCATGATACAGGCTTCTTCTTTTGTGACTTCAAATCCGTCATTGCTTACCGGACTGCCATCTTTCCGGGAACCGACATAAATATATTTTCCCGGAGAAAATGTGTGGTCCCCATAGCCAAACAGGTAGCAAGCACCGGTTTCGTTCAGTATGACGGGCCATGTAAATATCATTCCGCTTTTACAATCGACCCCCTTTTTTTTTGGTATTAAATCATAACCCATAATTATTCTGTTTCCTCCTGTTTTTGTAGTGTTAAACCCAAAGCAGCCATTGCTATTCCCAATTCCATTTCCTTTTTTTGTTCTCCCGCAAGTTCCATGGGGAAAAGAATTGGTTCTGCAACCATTTTCTGCCAGACTTCATCCGACAGGTTTATATCAGCTAAAAAACACGCTGTCTGAACCACGTTCTTATCCAATTCCATTACTATTCTTACTTTTTCTTCCATGACTGATTATTTTTAATCGTTTTCTGGCACATAAGCCGATACATAAGTTGTTACCTCACACGATACGATCACACGCCCGGAACCTTTACACTGCGGGCAGGTCGCGCCCTCTTTCGTCCCCTTGCCCTCGCAGACCTTGCAGACCACGATATGCGGTGGGATCATTCTCTCTCGTTTTGGTAACAGTTCGTCCGTCTTATTCGGTCGATCTGCTTTTCTTTTTAACCTGTTTAAAATACTGTTCATCATTTCTCCTCTGTTTTAAAAATTAATCATTGTCAGACCAAACCTGCTGTCCGGCATTTTCGGACCATAGGTTTTCAAGAGTCGTAATCCGCTTTCCAGTCCACCGTAACGACAGCCCTCATTCTACCCGTCCCGTCACAACGGGGGCAAGTCTTCCACCTGTAATCGTCACGCCCTACTTCTTCCTGGAAACCGCCACTCCCGTTACAGGAGGGGCAAATAAAGCCCCTGGCTTTCACAACCTCCGTCTTGGGGGTGTATTTGTCAATAAAAAGATCGATCGATTGTACGCTCCTGCTCATACTCTCACCTCCCCTTCCTGACACGGGAACAATCCCGGTTCTTTAGATTCCTTCAGGTATTCCAGAAGGCAAAGGTCGATCAGCTGGGTTTCCCAATTGACCGGGCGATGCTTGTACATGGCGCGAAGCGCCTGCCTGCAATCTTCCGCCGAAAGACCCATGTCCAACTTTGAAACGAACAGGTTTATATCCGAAAGGTGGATGCGTTTCACGTCTATGATCCGGGCATTCCCCTTCCAGATGCCCTTCAATTTCCCGTTCCAGTTTTTAGAAAATTCTATTCTTTCTACCATAATCTTGTGATATTTTCCATTGGATTGTTTGCATTTGAAACAATATACCAGCCATTTCCCCTCTGTTTTATCCACCCGACAAACCGAATACTGAAAGTCGCAGGGACAGACATATATCCAGTAGCCGGGGGTAAGGGTGGCAGATTTTACCTTCATGCCTCTGTCATTCCTAACGGTATCGCTATCCATGCCCCGTTATCGTTCTTGATCTCGGCCCGGATAAACTGTTTGCTAATGGCTGGCTGGTAAGCTTCCTCGATGATCTGCACGCCTTCCATGAAACGCTCGTTTCCCGATTCCTCGGCTATCTTACGAAGCTGGACGATACGGCTTGCCTTTAGCGTTCCTTGGGCATTACGGGCCAACAGACGGAGTACCATCTTAACGAGCGCCTTCGTTTCCTCATTATTGGCAAGCCCCTCGATATACTCCTTTACGATGGCGATACCGTCCTCCACCGTGTCGCGGTAGCCATCGGTTTCATAATACCCTACGGTGATACGCTTGTCTCCAGCGGAATTGGTAAAGGTGTCTGTGCGTTGGCCGTCCTTTTTCAATTTCAAGACTTCCGACTTCATGTCGATCACGCGGCGGAAGTTATTCAGCACGCCGTTTTTCACGGTCTTGATGCAGTCGCTTACCGCTTGCAAGTCCGGGATCGCCTCCTCGATCGTTTCGTCCACCAGTTCCTTGTAGGCCTCGCGGTCACGTTTGGCCTGTTCCTTGGCTCGCTTGGCGGCCTGTTCTGCCTTGAACGCCTCGAATTGTTTCAGTTCTTCGTCCGTCATTTCAACGGCTTTTCTTTCTTCTGTCATAGCTTTAATTAATTTAGTTGTGAATAATCCGTGTTCTTTTCCCTGTCTTTCCTTTGAATGATCCGCAGCTTGATGGCCACCGTATCCAGTTCCTCTGTCGTCAGCCAGGCAAACTTCTTGCCCGCGATCCGGGGATTCTGACAGTAGGCATCCACCCGGTTCCAGTCGGTCGTGTCAATACCCTGCTTTTGCATCAACTTCAGCACCGTGGAGCGTTTCTGCCGTAGCTGCTCACGGTAGATTTCCCGGGCCTTGTAATTCTCATCCATACGCTGCATGTCCTCGCACATGGCATCGTACTCGTTATAGGTCATTTCCCGGAGCGATTCGGTGCGACCGCCGGTGTATTGGCTGACCAGCGAGGCTTTCAATTCGTCCTTATCCTCTGTAGGCAAACGGTTAAGGAGGGTATAAAAACGTGCATAATTCCTACTCATTCGAAGTCCTCCTCTTTAAATCCGTACTCGGTTATCAGTGCCGTATGCGATAAATCCGACAGGCGATCTGAGACTTCGCTGTAAATGAATGATTGGTCACAAGGTGAAAATGCCATTGCCCTTTCCACCGCGTCATTTACGATTGCTTCTATCACTTCATCCATGATCCGGTTATTTAGATTGTTCGACTTCTTTTATCGCCACCTTGCAACGGGTGACGTTCACGATTTTATTAGCCAGTTCCAGTTCCTCGACCTCGACAACTATCAGACCGGCGGTCTTGGCACGCCGTACCCGGATATCGCAGGGGTATTCGCCTTCGTTCCAGAGCAGGATCACATGGGCGGCGTATTGCGGCTCCATGCCTAACTGGTAAATCTTTTTCTTATTCATGGCTCACCGCTTTTGTCCCATTGTCACTCCAATACTCCTCGGCCAGCCTCGGGTAGGCGACATATTCGCCGGTCTTACCGATAAACCGTCCCTTGCTGAAAGCCTTTCCTCCCTCGACCCATATTTTCAGCGTGGCATCATACATCACGCTTTCGGCCGCATCGCCTTTCGGGTTCTTGCCTTTGGCATGGCTGATGAAGATGAACAGCTTGCCGGGGAAGGCTTCTTTCAGCGCGATGTAGTCACGGTAACTCATGCGGGTGTACTGGAAGCTGTCAACCACCACGATGTTGTAACTCTTGTGGCGACGTAAGCGGGCTTTTAACGCTTCCATGTCCTCCTGTATGAATGCCAGCCGACGGCTTACTTCCGACATGCCGTGCATCCGGAGGTTGTTCTGTACCGTCAGGCACGCGCCCTCTTCCAGACTGTTGTAAACTACCCGGTCATACTTGCAAAGCTCCTTGCAAAGTTGCATGACGAACGACGTCTTACCGTTACCGCTGTTTCCCCAGATAAACCACACGCCGACACGCTCCGGTGTTCCGAACGCCTCCTTCCATTTTCCCTCGAAGGGGAAAGTATTATATTTTTTGTCCAGTATATCCCGGACGCTCAATGCTCGTTTCATATCTTTTGAACGGTGTTTGAATGTTATTAAAACGCTATTTTACTCACCCATCCGTTTGGCCCGATGGATTGCTTTCTTCACGCGGCGAAGGTCGAAATCGCACGGCTCGGCATCCCGGATCACCTCCTCGATCTTCTTCTTATCCTGTACTCCGTTGGCCACGCAGATGGAGTAAACATCGCCGGCAGTCGTTTCCTCCAGTTCGAAGTATTTACGCCCCATACGGCTGAAAAACTCCTTATATCCGGGTTTCTGGTGACGCAAACCGAGGTTGATGCGCTTTTTGATGTAGTCGGTGGAAAGAAAAACGATTCCGCTTTTGTCCTCCAGCTTGTTGTACATGCTAATGAAATAATGGAACACCGGCTCGGTCAGCTTGTCCGCCTCGTCGAAGATCAAAAGCGGCGCATCCATCTGTATCACGTCGTCCAGGATCAGGCCCCAGATTTCACGGATATTGTGCCCGTCCGTCTTGATCCCGACCTTTTGGGCGATCTCACGCACGAAATCGCCCTTCTTCATGTCCTCGGAGCAAAGGATATAGAAAACCTCCTTGTGCTCTTCCGTGTAAAGGCGTGCCGTCGTCGTCTTTCCGCATCCGGCCTCGCCGACCACCCACGTCACGTTACGCCAGCGCTGGGCATCATCCAGCGCATAACGGATTTCCTGATAGGCGGACGTCTCCACGATCTGCCAGCCGGTATCTTTCGACCGACAGCCTACCTGTGAGGCGATATTACGGAACATCTCGTCCGAGATATTCTCATACTTGCCGTTCATGATACTGCTGATCGTGCCGACACTGGTGTTCTTCAAGCTGCCAGCTGCCTTGTTCTGGCTCGGATATTTGGCGACGTATGTCCGGAGTGCCTCACGGATCACGTCCTTTTCTTTGGTACTTAGTTCGTTCATATCGTTTATATTTTATAGATTATAATTTCTTGCTTTACAGTTTGCCTGCCACCTTGCGCATGTCAACAACCTTATTCTCCTTCAGTTGATCCCAGGTAAGGAGGCTGGCTTTCTTAGTCGCACGACCGATACGATATTCTTCCGGATTCCGGCTATACTTCCCTGTACGGCGGTCGATTTCACGTTGCACCTCGGCGGTTACACCTTTCAGTTTCGGTGTACTCAGACCGTGCTGTTCCGGAGCTACATTGTAGGCATATTCTATTTCTTTGGCAATCACCTGACGGTCGATACGATCCTGAATGTTCGCTTCCTGTTCCAGACGTATAAAGGCGGCCTCGCCCTCCGTCTGGTCCTGCAAGGCACGATGGATGACCATATAAGGCTCGGCCACCCGTTCGAACCGCCGGCCACCGGCATTGTCCTCCCAATACAGGCGAATACCGCGAAGGTCGTTCGGATCATACTTGACATAGAACCGGCGATAGGTATTTTTCATGCGCCATTTATGATCGGGCACGCCGGGACGCTCGTACACCTCGTAAGGCAGTTTCTTGTCGCCGATGGTGATCTCTATGCCCGAATCAGTGAAGGTGGCAGGCTTTTTCGTCCATATCCAAAAGATATCCACCATGTCATAGACCGTCACCACGTCCGTCTCCTCGTTTACACTTTTTTCGTACATCTCAATGCGGGGAATCCCGGTCGCCGGATGTTTGGCCTCGTTCCAGGCCTTGCGTGCTTCAGCGTAGTGGGCTTTCAGTTCCTCCAAAGTGAAAAGTTTGTCCTTGTTCGCCTCGACAAACTCCAAATTCGGACGGCTGCTCTCCTTTTTGGCGGTAATGTTCATACCGGTAAACCGCCAGTCCTTATTCAATTCCTGTTGTTGGAAACGGTTAAAGATGCTCTCTATCGTCTTACTTTGCCCGCTATAGGGGGCTGTCGGGCGGTGCACATGGCAGATCAGATCAAAGAAACCCGGCTCTTTCTTTCCCTTTTCCTTCTCCAGCCGCTTATGTCCGCCCTGGTTGTCGTGCACGATCTCGTAAGGCTTGTGCCCGCTAACCTGCACGGCCATGCGGTAGGCGTTATATTGCGCCTCGAAGTTCTCGTGATCACTGATGTAATAACCCAGTAGAACCTCGCTGTAGGCATCCACCACCTCGTACACCATCGTGGTGCGCATATCCCCGTTCTCGTCCTGATAATACAAGTTCAGTTTCGTACCGTCGCCATACCAAAGCGTGTCGCGGCGTGAAGGCAGTTCCGTACGGTGCTTGCGGCCGAAACGCTGGTGCGCCGACATCTCGCCATGTACGGCGTCCCACCAAAGCGGCTGTATCTCCGGGCGGTTAAACCACATCGTCAGGCTGCGTTTGCTCTTCAGTTCTTTCCAGCCCTTTTCCGGTACCACCCGGTTGTATTCCTCGAATATCCGTGAGTCGGTATAAACCGGAACCCGGCTGCGTTTCAAAGCGATCAGGAAACGACCTGCCTCCTCGGTTATTTTCAACGTACTGGCGTTGCCTACCTTGCCGGAGATAAGGGAAGGGTATCCCTGTAATTTGTAACATCGGATTTTCCCCCTCAGTCGCGCAAGGTTTTCCGGCAGGGTATGACCATAGATTTCGCGCAAGTTCTCGCTGGTGGCGGCGACACATTCCCACAAAGTATTGAGGCTGTTGCCTAACATCTTCCGGTTGGTCGTCTTATCTTCCAAGTCACACACCAAGGTATTCAACACCGAAGCATTCAAAGTATATTCTGCTATCAACTTTTTGCTAAGCCCTGTTTGAACACCGTTCATGTCGTATTTGAACGCCTCGTAAAACTCTCTTGCCTTTTCGTCTATTTTCACCCTGTTTCTCATACGTTGTAATTTTAATGCTTCTACCGGATCACCATATTTCGCCACATAACGGGCCTTGTATTTTTCAGGGAGCGAGGAATAGATAATCAATGCGTAGGAGCCTTCGCCACCGCCACGTTGGGCACGTCTAATATTACCGCGTTTAATGTTTTGCCGTAAGGTAGCCCCACTTATTATAGGATCATCCCCTGAAGTAAGTTCCTCGTAGGTTACGCATAGTTCGTTTTCGAAATATTCCATCACTCAGCCGTTTTACTTACTAAAAATCTTCCAGTTTGTCTATCGGCACTCTTTTTATCAGCCGCACGGAATTGCCGAAGTTCAATACTGCCCAAAACATCACCCAAATCGAATTGCCGTCCGTCAATCCCGCCATCAAGGTAAAACTGAGCAGGAAGTAAACGACATACAGCTTTTCTTTTCCGGTAAGGGTGTGCCACCAGACAAATTCACCTTCAAACGGTTTTAACAAATTCTTCCTCATGGCTTGTATCATTTACCGGTTCGTCACCCACTTCGACACCACCACGCGTCAAAGCCATTTTCCGGATCGCCTTCGCCAGCTTGGTATCCTTCCGGTAAGCCAGCGAATGCGACACCATCTCGTAGGTGCAGTTCATCAGTAAAGCGATCCGCTTTACCTCTCCATGCTCAACTATGATTCGTTTCTTCATTTCTATATCTGTTTTAATCCGTTATTGTTGTTACTTACTTGTGAGCGATCCCGGATTCGAACCGGGGACAATGGCTTCTATGGATAAGTTTCGCCTGTTCTACCTGCCTGAACTAATCGCCCGCCCATCTTTCCGGGCTGTCCTAACCCACAATCTATTTGCCTTAGAATAATTCCACTTGTTGCTTACATGTACTGTCGTAGAAATAGCCATCGGAGTAGAAGGCTATTACCAAGCCGTCGTTATCCACTATGTCAATCTGTGTATTATAGATATTGTTTCCATAGCGTATCTCCAGCGTACAGTTGTTGTAGCGTTTACCTCCGGTTTCTACGCCGCGTTTATCCTCCACCAATCGTTCCGCTAAATACACGGCCTGACGGCTCTCGATATCCATTTCTTGCCAACTATTACGGTCACCTGACTTTCGAATTACTTTCATATACTTGATTTTTAATGTTATTATTCAGCATTTTCCACCTTAAAAGGAAAGTCCCTATCTGCCAATACCCGCTTCACAAAAGACAGGTCGTGTTTATCTACCGGGAAGAACACGGCTTGATAGTCCACACTCGGATAAGCCTTGATAGCCGTTTTCTCTGCCATTCTCTTAACCAGTTCGTAAAGAAATCCGGCTGTTTCTGCCGTCGCCTGAGCGATAATCACTTTTGCCTTCATCGTTTCTTATTTATATTCGTTTATAATCGGTTTCAAACTCACGCCGTAGCAGCTCATCAAGCGCCGGATAAGATTCTTTACATAAAAATCGGGAGCGGAAAACACAATCCCGGTCTCTTCAGTGTATCTGAAACTGATACCGTCCATCATCAACACGTAAGCGACTTTGTGCTTCACGCTTTGTGTCTGCCATTCTTGAATCTCGTCATTCATATCCTTTGTCATTTTTAAGTTTTACTTCTAATATTCGTTTATATGGCCGCCTTTTCATATCTTTGAGGCGTGTTTATATTTTAAATACACTGCAATATTAATAGTAAATCTTCTAATAACAAAATATTTCGCGAGTAAATTTACTAATAAAATTATGGGCACAGTTCAAAGAATACGGCAATACATTGAAAATAAAGGTATTAGCAAATACAGATTTTACCAACAATCTGGATTATCTAATGGAGCATTAGATAAGGGTGAGAATATAGGCTCTGACAAATGTGAGAAAATACTCTACGCATTTCCTGATCTTAATTCAGATTGGCTTCTTACTGGTAGAGGTTCAATGTTAAAAAATAATGGATTAGAATTGATTGATAATAAAGAAGATATAGAAAAAAATGAATTACCCGAAGTAAACTATGAATATAAAGGAGCACCTTATTATAATGTAGATTTCATTGGTGGCTTTGATTTAGTACTAAATGATCAAACCAATAACCCTGATTATTACATCAATTTCCCACCATACAATAAAGAAGGCGTTGTTTGGTGTAATATCACTGGTCACTCAATGGAACCAGAATTAAATAATGGTGATTTTATTGCTCTGAAAGAAATGACTGACCCGATTGAGTATTTGCCATACGGTGAAATCTATGGAATTATAACAGACAATTACAGAACAGTTAAACGAATACGCATGTCAGAAAGAAAAGGCTTTGTTCGTTTAATACCCACAAATAAGAGTCCTGAATATGGAGAACAGGAGATTCCTATCAATATGATACGAAAAGTGTTTGCAGTTTTGGGAAGTATGCATAGATTATTTTGATATTTAGATATTTACGCCTTATTATATAGGCTGCAATAATAAAAAACTTATGATTTTATACTACTCAATATGCGCAAAAACCCCGTATTAGAACCACAACGAAGTATTATATATAGGTAAATGTACCACAAAAACATATAGTTTTGCATCCCCAAACGCATCCCCTTATAATACATTTCGTTTTTGTTTTAGTAAAAATGCGCCTCCAAATGCATCCCCAATCGCATCCCCAACACCAAAAAAGCGGTATTTCCGACCGTTCAAATCGGTAGGAAACCCGCTATCATAAGGGAAGCCGTTTAAATACGGCTTAAATACTAATAAAACAACTACTTACCGCTTCTTATCAGGTGCGACTGGATAATCATTGCCCGTTTCGTTATTTTGCAGCTTCCATCGATCATCCCGGCGTGTAGAAGGCTGCTTTTGGTAATACCTACTTCTGCCTCCGTCAACACGTCAAAGATGGCTGAAAGACTGCCGAAATAATAGTTCTTCTTCTCATAGATCAAATGTACATGGATAACCTTCGTCAT